CGGCTACATGATTGCGTCGGAGTCATTCTCAATCATCCCCGTGTTTGAGTTTATCGGCGTGCATATCAACGGCTGGATGACGTCGGAGTTTGCGCCTACATCGTCGTTTGCTGGGGCCGTTTATACGCTGGTAACGCAAGGCAACTTTGGCGCGATCACCTGGCACGTAACAGGCCCGGCGACGGTGGCCAGTGACGGAACGGTAACAATTACCGGCCCCGGAGCGGTTGCTATCACGGGAACGGATGCCCGGAACCGTTCGATAAGTCATTCAATAAACCCTATTCGTTACTTCATTCCCACGCCTGCTGATATTCAGCTTAGCCAGTCTGAGATGCCCGCATTTATTGAAAAGCAGGGCGGCAGGATGTGCCTGGTTGAGGATTTAATTCGTTGGCCGCAAGCAGGGGAGATAAAAGTACGCGAAATGGGGCATCTGTGGGGGGAGTGGGGAAACATGACGGCCTACGGCTGGCGAAAGTTTTGGATGGGTTCAACATCAGAGGAAGCTCGCTGGGTTACTGCTTCCCCGGGGAGTCCCTCAAATTTCAGCCGGTTTGTGCGGTTAACCTCTGCGACAACCGGCAGCGTTTCGCCGTGGGACCCTAACGATTATTCGACGGCTGCAGTGATTGAAGTGGAGAAAAAATAATGGCCTCAGGATTAATTTTAACCGCTGTCGGAGCGGAGGCGATAGAGGCGGCATATCAGGCCGGCGAGGTGGTCACTATCCCGATCGTCGCGTTCGGTGATGGCGGCGGGGCTTCTGTGACCCCTGACCCTGCTGTAACCAAACTGGTTAATAAATTTGGGGATGTGCCTTTTACGCAGGGTGAGTCGGGTAGCGGCATGATTGCCGGCCAGGCGGTGATTAACGCTCGTAAGCACCCGGGTAAAGTGGTTCGGGAGTTTGGGCTGATGAGTAGCGCCGGCGTTCTGATTGCCTATGGCGCCTATCCCGACACCTACTTACCGGAACAAAACGACTCGATCGTAAAAGAGCTGGTGGTGAACTTTGCTATGCCACTGGTACACGCTGAAAGCGTGGTGCTCGAGATTGACCCTAATATTTCGGTGCTGACGATTGAAGAAGCAGACGCCCGTTATCTATTCAGGAAGGGCGACACGGCGACGGGTGATCTAGGCGCCCCAATGTTCCAGGCAAACGGCATGAATGGCACTCCGGCCGGCGCCGGCATGTACAAGGAGCAATTAGACAACCGCGCCCCATTTTATTCGCCCGATTATCATTGGCCCGTGACACCTGGAAGCACTTATATCCCCTTGGTTAAAGGGCGAGGGACTCGAAAAGGTAAAGGGTGGCCGACGGCCGTTAGCTTTGGCTACCTTATGCCGGGTACAGATATGCATGCGCATCCTGTCATTCATGCTATCGGTGATAGCGGGATGGAGTGTATTTGGGAGTTTGATACACAGAGCGGGGGGCTGAGAAGTAAAGCAGGTACGTTCGCGATAGAGGAGCTGCAGCCGATCGTTCCGCTGCCTTTTTCTGGTGATACCCCACCGATAGATCATACCTTCATGGTTGGGCAGGCTTTCGATAAAAACGCCTATCCGCGCACGGCGCAGGCCTTTCCATCTGGGGTTTTTCCAGATATGCGAGGCCTAACAATTATGGGGAAACCTGACGATCGCGCCGTATTGTCCGGGGCTGAGGGGCAGGTTAAGAGCCACGGCCACAGCGGGGAGGTCTATGCTGCTGATTTAGGGTCGCGAGAAACGAATGAAACCGGTGGTTATAGTCCTCGCCTGCGGTCCTATCCGTCCAATACTGCGTTGGATGGCGGCACGAGCAACAGGCATTCAGTTGATCAGTCAAAAGAGTTTACGGACTACGGGCTAATTGAAGGGGTTCCGCCTCATAAACACTCTCTTTGGCTTGGTCCGCACGGCCACGGCCTGCGCATCGATGCATTCGGGGCTGCAAAAAATACCGTCGATAACATCGCTTTTAACTACATCGTGAGGCTTGCATGACTGATAGTTTTGAATTTTCTTATAGCCCGCGTTGGGTATGGGTATACCGTTTTGATGATGCCGGCATTTTTACCGGGTCGCTCAACTTTTACGTTGCACCGCATACCGGCTTACCGGCTAATTGCACGCCTGTGAAGTGCAACCCGAAAGCTGGCCAGGCGGGAATATGGAACGGGGAAGCCTGGAAGTATGTGGCCGACGTGCGCGGCGCTACATATTGGGATGAACAGGGCCGGCCGTTTGTGATGATGGAGCTGGCTGCATTTCCTGAATGGGCAGTAACCGAAGCGCCGCCGGCGCCTGAATCTGGCCACGTTGTGTTGTATACCTCCGGCGCCTGGCAGCAAGTTGAAGACCGTTCAGGGCAGACGTATTACACCGCCGACGGGAGGCCCCAGGTGGTTCCCAATGCCTATTTTATCCTCCCTCCCGATTGCACCTTTACCGCGCCGGCGTCGCAATGGGACCGCTGGGACGGTGAGCAATGGGTAACGGATACGGATGCTATGAAGCGGGCCGCCGTAGAACAAGCGACGGTAACGAGGCTGCAGCTGCGGCAGCAGGCAGATCGGCAAATCGAATTGCTAAACGATGCAGCAGAAACGGGAATTGCTGCCGCCGGCGATGAGCAGCGCCTGGCTGCGTGGAAGAAATACCGCGTGATGTTGAGCCGTATCAGCCTCGACAAGGCCCCAGATGTTCCCTGGCCACCATTGCCAGCTGAATAACCCCCTCCCTTGACCGCCGCCGGCGGTTTTTTTATGCCTGGAGATAACAATGGCAGAATTACATGGTGTTGAAACGATAGAGCTGAATAGCGGATCTGTTGCTGTGACGACGATTCAGACCGCGATTATCGGCCTGGTGGGAACGGCGCCGAACGCGTCGAAAGGCTCGCCGGCCAGTGTGACGAGCGGGACGCCGCTACTGGATAACGAGCTGGTATTCAAAGCGGTAGACCCTGGCCGCCAGGGTAATCAGTACAGTGTTAAGGCCGTCGCCGGCGCCGCTGGCGTGAAAACCTCGGCCAGCTATGCGGCCGGCGTGCTGTCGATCATCTTGGCTGCAGATGATAAAGGCGTAGTGACTGCGACGACTGCCGAAGTGGTTACAGCGGTGAATGCCGTAGCCGATAGCAAAATTAAGGCCGAAGAAACGACGGCGGCGGGGATTGTGGCGCCATTCACGGCCCTGTTAACTGGCGGGACCGATGAGCCGTTTCCTGTCAATACGCCCGTGGCCGTCATTGGTGGCACTCAACTAAGCGCCCTCGGCGCCGGCGGGACGCTGGGCGAAGCGATCACGGATATCACCGATCAAACGAACGCGCTGATCATTGTCGTTCGGGCTGCTGACAAGGAAGAAGGGAAGTCCGCAGCCGTGCTGAGCACTGAGAAGGGGGAAGGCTTAACGACAGAGGGCGGCGCCAAACTTCTTACAGAGCAAAAATTTGATGTTGACGTGAATACCCGGGCCAGCTTGATCGCCGCAATGGGCGCCTGGTCGCAAAGTGAATCAATCACCGGCTACCGTCCGCGGATCTTGATTGCCCCGGGGTTTAGTGAAGATGACGCGATCGGGAAGGCGCTTGAGACGGCCGCAAACAAATTGCGCGCGGTGGCTTATGTTGATTGTGAGTCGATGGCCACGCCGCAAGAAGTTGTGACCCGCCGCCAGATGTACGGCGCCCGGGTTGAGCTGTTACGCCCTCGCATCTCGAAAGTGAAGGCCAACGGTGAGATCGCATTTCGCCCTTACTCCGCCTGTGCGGCCGGCCTGCGCGCCAAAATCGACCTGGAAAAGGGCTGGTGGTGGAGTAAGTCGAATCAGCCGATCGCCAATATTCTCGGCGTTGAACAGGTTGACGAGTTTATTCTCGGCGATCGCAACTGCCAGGCCAACCTCCTGAATATGGAAAACGTCACAACCATTATCCGCCGTGATGGTTTTCGCCATTGGGGGAACCGCCTTTGCATCAAGGATCCGCAATGGCAATTTGAGTCTGTGCGCCGAACGGCTGACGTCATCGAGGACAGCATTCAGGAGACGGTATTGCTGTACGTCGACCGCCCGCTGGACCTTGAGAACATCGATGACATCCTGGGCACGATTAACTCCTATATGCGCACACTGACCAAACTCAAGGCCATTTTTGGCGGGCGCGCCTGGCTGGATGAGGAGTTGAACACAGCCGAAACCCTGGCCGCCGGCGAAGTCTATATCGATTACGATTTTGGGCCGAAGTCGCCGACCGAGCGGATCACTATGCGGGTTCGCATTAACAACAAATATGCTGTAGAGGAGCTGGGGACTGTATGAGCCAACAAGCAACGTTAAGGGCCTGGACGTTTTTCGCCGGCGGTTTCCGTATTCAGGGCGCGCATGAGTATACGCCGCCGGAACTGTCGATCGTGAAAACGGACCTGCGCACCGGCGCGCAGGACGCACCGACGCCGATGGATGACGGCATGGAGGCGCTCACCTGCCAGATCAAGTTTTACGGCATCGATGCGGATATGTTGTCCCGCTTTGGTTTTGTGACGGGCAACCGTAACCGCTTTGCGGCTTACGAGGGCTATCTCAGTAACGGCGGCGCGCTGGGGTCGATTGACGAGATTGAGGGCTTTGTCTCGAAGATCACCCCTGACGCCCGCGACAATCAAACGCTGTCTGAGAAGGCGACAACGGTCGAAATCGCGATCAACTACTACAAGCAGACCCTTGAAGGCCGCGAGCTGTTCGAAATCGACACAGAGCGCTTTATTCGCCGCGTGAACGGCGTGGATCAGCTGCGCGGTATCGCCGGCAAAATCCGCCTTTAAACCTTTCCTTATCGCTGACAAGCGGCCTCCGGGCCGCTTTTTTATTGGAGTTTTTTATGAGCTATCCAGCCAATACGAAAGAGATCAAGTTTTACTCCCCGCTGACCCTCGAAAACGGCAGCCAGTTAACCAGTGTGCTCATGCGGGAGCCTCTGGTGCGTGACCGTATTGAGTTCTCCCGGATGAAAGGGAACGACCTGGAGAATGAAGTGGCCATGATCGCCAACCTCTGCAATATGAACGTTGCTGACGTTGAGCGCCTGACCTCGGCGGACTTCTCCCAGCTTGAGGACATGTTTAACGATTTTTTGCTACCGCCCGAAAAGCGGGAGAAATCGACATCCAGCGAGGGCTAAGGCTCCTGGGGCGCCGGCTGCATTACACGCTGGGCGACTGGCTGAACATGCCATTCAGCGTGTTTAGCGATTTTCTGGTGCTTGAAGTGGAGATAATCAATCGTGGCCGGACTTAGCCAGAAATTAAAGGCCGTTATCAGTTTCGGCGGCAATATCGACTCCTCCTGGGGCCGTTCTACGGACGGCCTGAAAAAGGGACTGAGTTCTGTAGAAAAACAGTCTGAAAAGCTGGGCAAGCAGCAGAAGGCGCTTGCGCTGGAAATGAAGAAGGCGAAGTTAGCCGGCAAAGATATTTCCGGGTTGAAACGCGACTATGCCGGCGTGACGCGCGAGATAAAAAAAGCTGACGCCGCTCAGGACGCCTTTAACCGCGATTTGCAGCGCGCAGAACGCCTGCGCCGATTCGGCGCTGGCGCAAAAACGGCAGTAGGCCGCACGCTGAAAGCGGGGATCGGGATGACGCTCGGCGGCGGCGCACTGGCTGCAGCTGCCGGCGCGATCCTTTCCCCTGTGAATATGAATGCCCGGACCGCTGAAGCCGTCGGCAAAGCGAAAACCTATGGCGTGGGCATCGAGACGTATAACGCCTGGGACAGTTTCGGGAAACAGATGGGGCTGAACGGGGAAAACTTCGGGGACCTCCTCGAGGAGCTGAAGAACAAAGCCGGCGAATATAAGGCGACGGGGGAGCAATCCTCACTCGATGATGCATTCAAAATGCTGAAGTTTGGCGCCGGCGACTTTGCCGGCCTAACCAATGAGCAGCAGTTTGAGAAGATCATGGAGCGCGCGCTAACCCATAAAGACGAGCAGGAAGCGGCGTCCGCTGTTGATATGTTGATGGGCGGCGAGGCGAACAAAATCCTGACGTACATGCGCCTGACCGGCAAGAGTTACAAAGAGCTGATGGATCAGCAGAAGCGTTACAACCTGGTGACGAAAGAAGGCGCAGATGGCGCCATTCGCGGAAATATCGCGTTTAGCAATCTGCGCAGCGTGTGGGGGTCGGCCGTTGAGGAAATCGCCGGCAAGCTGGGCGGATCATTGGCGCCGAAAGTGACGCAGCTGGCGGACGAGCTTTCCGCCTGGTTCAAAAATGGCGGCATAGAAATTATCTCCACCACGATCAGGAACAAATGGATCCCGAACCTGGTGGAGTTCGCCAACGGCATCATGACCGTAACAAAGCTGTTTCTGGCCATTGCCCGCCGTTTGTCCTGGCTTTTACCTAACGAGCAGAGCGACAAAAAAGCCATAGTGCGCTCACTCGGGAGCGGTGACATTGCCGGCGCGCGTGATTTTGCGCAGTCGCACGGGCTAGGTTCCTGGCTTGAGTCAATTCTGGCAGACCCGGAGAAGCAAAAGACCCTGCAGGGGATTTACCGCGATACGCAATATTCCGTGACCTCTGAACGCGTATTCAGCCCAGGCGAATATTGGGACAAGGCCGACGATCGAATGTTAGCCGCAATCGGTGAGACGGATAAGGGCGATGATCCATTAGATGGCGCGTTTGCTTTCCTTTCCTCGCTGACCAATCAAGGCGCCGCCGGCGACAAGCCCACGATGACGGACAATCGCCGGCAAGAGGTGAATATGACGGTGATCGCTCAACCTGGCCAGGATGCGCAGGCCGTGGCGGATAGCGCGGTTTCATCACTGAAAAACATGGACGTGTTCAACGGCAATAATGCAATGCATGACCCTGCGGAGGCCTGGTAATGGTGGACATTATCGGCACGATCACCGGCGCCTACTCAGCCAGGCAGCCGGCAGACAGCGCCAGCATAATGATGATGCTCGGCAATTTTGAATTTTCCATCGATACCGCGACCTATAACCAGCTGACGCGTGAGGCCCGTTGGCGCTGGAGTGAGCAGGAGCGGATCGGCCGGCAGGACTTACTGCAGTACACAGGGAAATCGGCGCGGTCCGTCAAAATGGACGGAGAGGCGCATTCACAATTTAGGAACGGCGTGGCCAGTATTGATGCTCTGTATGACCTGGCCGACAAGGCGGAGCCTCAGCAGTTGGTGAGCAGCGCCGGCGATGTATTGGGCTGGTGGGTCATTACCGATTTTACCGACACGACGCCGGCGTTTCTGCCTGGCGGCGCTCCCCGCAAGAAAACCTACTCGATCACGATAAAACACTATGCCGACGAATTATCTAACCCGTGAGGGCGATGTGCTGGATGCCGTCTGTGCGGCTCACTACGGCACGGAGAACCTTTCCCAAACCGTTGTAACGGTTTTGGACGCAAATCGCGAACTGGCGGCCCTGGGGGCCGTTTATCCGGCGGGGATAGTCATCATCTTGCCGGACATTGAGACGCCGACGCCAGAATCGCCGATACAGCTATGGGATTAACCGATGCAACAAAAACAGCCGGCCGAATTTCGGCCAGAATTTCGCATAACTGCAGAGGGGCGAGATATTACCGCGATTCTGCGAGAAAACCTGGTTGATCTCAGCCTGACCGATAACGGTGGCGCCACGGGCAAGGCTGACGAGCTGCAGATCACCCTCCTATCTGAAACCCTAAAACTACCGCCAAAGGGCGCCCGCCTCCGGGTTTCCCTGGGATTCAATGGCCAACTGGTCGACAAGGGCTGGTTTGTTGTATCCGGCCGCGCCAGCAGCGGACCGCCGCGAAAAATCGTGTTGTATGCCACTGCAGCCCCTATGAATGCGCAAAAGCAACCCGGAGACGTACAGAGCCAGAAAAGCCGCAGCTGGGACGCTGTGACACTCGGGGACATTGTGACGACGGTCGCAAAGGATAACGGACTGATCCCGAAGGTTGCCGAGCAGTTGGCCAGCATTGCGATCGAGCATATCGATCAGGTGCGAGAGTCTGACGCCGCGCTTATGACTCGCCTGGCGCGAACGTATAACGCGGTTAGCAAGCCTGCCGGCGGCTATTGGCTATTCCTGGAACAAGGAGAGGCGACGACCGCGAGCGGGCGCCGGCTTACCAATGTGACGATCACCCGGGAGGCCCTGACATCATGGAGTTATTCAGATGGCCAGCGCGGCGCTACCACTGAAAAGCCAGCGAAGACGGCGGACGGCAAAGGCAAAAAGGGCAAGGTGAGCGTTGCATACTACGACGCCGCCGACGGCCGGACTAAAACGCAATCGCTCGAGCATAACGGGCCTGACCAGGCTAATCCGTTCACGCAGCCGAGCAAGGCCCAGGCTGATAGTAGCGCCAAAGCCAAAATGACGAAGGCCAACCGCAACGAGCGGAGAATGACGCTGAGCGGCCCGGGACGGCCTCAGTATGTGCCGTTGACTGCCGAAAGTCGGATAACAACGGTGGGGTTTGGTGAGGAGGAGGATCGCACCTGGTTAATTGAGTCCCTGGCGTTCTCTTTGAACAGCTCCGGCCTGGCGATGGCGTTTAACCTGGTCACTGATATTAAACCGCCGGCAGGCAGTAAGACGGCGAAGAAAGAAAAGAAATCTGATGGCATTGGCTATTTTGATTAACCCTCCAGGCGAAAGAGGTAATAATGGGTAACTTAAAATCCCCTAAGACTGCGCAGCAGTTGAAATTAGCCCCGAATGAGGGGAAATCAGACGAATTATCCTTACCATTATCAAAACTCCCCCGAGTTAAAGACCTAAAACGAGATGCATTAATTCCTGTCGTTAATGACGATGTAACAGAAGTGACAACTGTTGACGATATCGCCAAGTTAGCTAAAGGGGATAAAGGCGATAAAGGTGATAGCGCATATCAAGTTTGGTTATCAGCAGGCAATACCGGGACTGTGCAGGATTACCTTAACTCCCTTAAAGGAAAACCAGGCGCTGACGGTGATGATGGACTATCGGCCTATGAGGTTTGGTTATCGCTGGGTAACAAAGGCTCAGAGGCGGATTATTTAGCGTCGCTGAAGGGTGATAAAGGTGATAAAGGTGATGCCGGCGGATTTGTCGATTTACCAAATACGACCGATTTAGATACGGTTAAAGCTCCTGGCGGTTATACAGTTAATGGTTCGAGTAACTGGCAGGCATTGCATTACCCGTTTGCGGTTGTCTCTGGCAATAAAGTAATGA